CTTTATGTTCTTGAAACGCCTTGTCTACTTCTTTTGTATAACTCAATATCCAATAAAGACCATCGGCTGCATCTGATAAAACAGGCACTAATCGCCGCTTTAATTCGTTTGTTACATTTTTAACCGACGCTTCCATTTTCATAAACGATGCGGCACTACTATCAGCAATACTACCGACCTTTTCGATTTGTTCTTCCGCTTGTTGTAAAAATGCTTCGTTAAACGCGTCATTAGCACTCATGCCGCTATCTTTCAGTGCTTTTACCTTTTCATCGAAGCCATCAACTGCGACACCCAAAGCATCAAAACGCATTGTAGTCTGGTTGGTCAACGTCAGAACAAGCTGGTTCATATTCATGCCAAGTTGACCAGCAACACTTGTTAACCGTACCGCTTCATCATGTGTCTTGACCAATCCTAACGTCATGAAATCGGTAGCACTTGTCATCAATTCCATATCACTGATAAGTCCACCAGTGGCGCGTTTCAGGTCGTGTAATAAAGCGTCTGAAGTTGTACCAATACTTTCGGACAGGCGGTCAAATTTCTTTGTCGTAAATTCAAGCATGGCTTGTTCTTTGCCAAACTCGAACGCCTTTTTTAATATGGCAATTTCAGCAACAGCAAGACCAAATCCTTTAGCAAACGCCTTAGAAAATCCCTTTACAGCTTCGCCTGTTTTTTGTAATTGGCTTTTTGTTTCGTCTAACCCTTTTTTAAGTTTAGTGGTATCAGCACCAATCTCTGCCCATAAACTTGCAATCTTCTTTCCGATGGTACACCTTCCCTTCTAAACTTTTTTTACTTTGCTACTTTGTGCTTTATGTCGTGCATCGTCTATTGCTATCAGGTCGTGATAGTCCTGTACACTTATGCTTTTTGAATATTCCAGCGTCCAGCCGAATCGCTCGACTAATGTCCACGTTATCAACTCGGCTGGTGCTGGTTCATTTATTGTCAAAGCGTCATAGACGGCACGACCTAAGTAGGGTTTGTTGTCGGCTGTTGTACTTTACGTATCAATTGCCAGATCAAACGGCTGTAATCTTCCATGTTCATATCACGTAGTTCTTCAACGTCGATACCTGTAACCTTCGCCAATACCAGATCATCATTTTCGTCTGTGTAAGCCGGATTGTGAAGGTCACGGTATTCTTGACGTGACATTTTTTTTAGGTCGAATACAACTTCCTTGCCGTCACTCAATGTCAAATCAGCTTCAGTTGGTTGCATCTGTTATCGCTCCATTACCCTGGAATGTGCAGCTAATCTCAACAAGTCCCGCATACGGAATGTTGATTGATGCACCTTGTGCGATTGCCGGAATAGTCCGCTTTTGTTTTCCGCCTGCGGTTCCTTCAGGATGATAAATCAAAGTCCCTGAACTTCCCATCGCAAGGGCGTTCACCAAAACAGTACCAACAGATTGATAACGCGCTGAAAGTGCATAACTTGAATCTTTCAGGCGTGGAACGTAGGTTCTGTATTCATCAGCCCCCGCGCTTTCATCTAATAACTCTACACTTGGAGTATCAGTAAACTGCGTGTAATCTCCCGATAACACAACCGTTCCACCTGAATGAATCCACGAGAGGTATAAATCTTTTCCTGTAATTGTTGCCATATTGTCTCCTAACTATCTAATCTAAATCTGTAACCACCACCGCGCATATACACGGTATTCCCGGTTAGTAAAATTTCTTCACCCTCGTATTCTTCTTCGAGCGCCGACCAAATATTTGTGAACCCGGTCACTGATAAGGTCTGCTTGTGAAGTAGCGATACAATCTGCGCATGGATGTTCCCGGCTACCAGTGCGCTGGTTGCGTATGCCCTGATAAAATAAAGATGATCCTGTAAATCTGAAGGTGTGATGTTTTCCGGACCACCATATAACAATGACCACACTACGAACGGATACGCAGCGTCCTTCGGTGCTTTTATCGCGTAAAAGCTGGTATTACTTGCTACAAGCCCCTTTAGTGTTGTGTCACCCGTAAATTTGCTATATAATGCTATTGATACTAAATTCAATACTCCACTCATTCGACCAACTTTCTCCAGTATTCTCCGCTGTTTAGCTTCTGGAATACTACTTCAGCAGCTGGTGTAAGAAATGGTTGCGCCGCCTGTCTTGACGTGCCAAACTCGACAAATTCAGCATAATTCACACACGGGCCGACACGTGCCATAACATTGCCAGACGGCTTTGGGTGCATCTCTGTTTCTGCTTTTGGGTTAGCCTGCCTTGCCGCTCCACTTGCGTTTGCGTACCCGTCATAATCTTTTGTGACAGTGTAGATAGAATTAGCCATTGCACTGGTAAGGCGTGGAGCTCGCTTTTTAGCTTCGGCTTCCAGTTCAAAGCCTAACAACTTACCGACCTTGTTCTTATTGCCATCCATTTGTCGGACAATCCTGTCAAGTTCTCTGGTGTCAAGTTTGAAGGTAACCTCACTCATATCTTTTGTACCTCCGCGCGTTTGACCGCAAGCCATGAGCCAGCGTTGACCGACGTAACCTGATAAGTTATGCTATTATGTGTTACCTGATTATCTTCTGTGATCACAACGTCATTGGGAAGGCTCAATATAAGTTTGTTATAGGTTTGCACCGCCCCACCCATGTCGTGATAATTTCCAGCAACCGTATCAAGTCTACAAATACTTGTTCCAGCCGTCCCCCAGCTTTCTGTCCATCCACCCGCCCCATCGGACGTGCGCGTCAATGATAAAATATAACAACTATCAGGCATTAGTGTTTCAACGGTATCTCGCATGTAGGATAGATCACCACTTGATAACATCGTCGCTCCTCACCATTTCTACCTGGAACACACCGGCACGACTTTGATAAAACTTAGCCATGTCCCGACAACCCTGTACCATCTGCGATTTTTTAACACTGTGATTGTCGGTAGCAAAGTCAAAATATGTAGCATATAATGCGCTTTTTTGTTCCCACACTCTAGCCGCTGCTAACTCGACATTATAGACATTGCCTGTGATGTACCTTGTCTTACCCTCTGTATCACCTACAAAGGTTACAACCCCGATGTTATCATCAAAGCTGTAATTATTCAGCGCGGTTCCTGCTGTTAATGTGGTGCCGCCTTCGTCCTGAACAACAGGTTCTTTTTCCCAGTCAGTCAGTCCGGTTTGATAAACAGTATAGGTGACGGTACCACCAATGCCATAAGTCGGGATTGCCTGCATCGACTGATAATTGACTTTTTTCTGTGTCTTATCCAGTTCATTCTGTAATTGATCATCCGACCAATAAGTCGTAGAACTTACAGTAAAATCAGCCGTGCCAGCGTTGGTGAATACTCGCAACTTTTGAATTAAGTCATCCATTGTGGTTCTAGCTGTCATTGTCGCTCCTTGCCTGCTTTATAGCATTATAACTATTCCTGATATTATTTAACATCCATGTTTCTACTTTTGTAAAATTAGATAATGGTGATAATATTCCCAGAATAAACCCATAAATATTAGAGTTCAATAATTGTGTGGTATAGGTTTGCAACCCCGTGCAATACTCCGCCCCTGCCCACACCTTCATATTATACCTTTTTATGTCATTTGTCAACATTTCTTTATAATTAAACGCCTCATGGTACCAGTAGGTATACTGAATCCCGTTGATTATCACGCCCGGGAACTCTACAAGGTACGCATCCAGAACGTCACGAATAAACGGAGATCCACATCCAGCATATTGCCAGTTGCATAGATGGTGCCCTGCGTGCCATATCTCGTTGATACCATTCAACTCAATCAGTAGTTTGTTACGTCGTACCATCGCCTTGACTACGCTTACTCTTAGCCATTCATTCGTTATAGCGTCTCCGTTTGGTGACCTGTGAGGATATGGAATCGGCAAGGCAGTATCATTATTGACAAACTTGCGATAATCCTCGATTGCTGAAACATCATAGAATGGATTGTCAGGCTCAAAAGGTAAGTAGGATTCTCCCGCTACTGATTGAGTTGAATATAGCTTGACGGTATCACTGATATATCTGCTTCCTAAAAGACGAATAAAATCCTCTGAGTATTGTTGCGCTTCTTCATTCCAGATTGACAGGCTTTTCCAGTGTTGTATTTGTTGGTTTTCAATCGGTGTATTATTTAATGTTGCGCAATACCAATCTTGAGGACACCATGCGGCACCCTGGGAATAGTCGCTTATTAGAATTTTCAACCCCGCTTTTGTAGCATCGTTGACGGCTCTATCAAGGATAGACCAATCATACACACCACGCGCTTTTTCGATTTGATCCCAAAATGTGAAGTAAGTCACAGTCTTTACGCCGGCATCCCGTATTTGACACAAATTATCATAAGATAGCGGTCTGCCCTCAAATATGAAGTCCATTACAAGGATAAAATCGTCTTTTAGGAAGCTCATTGTTTATCGATCCAGTTTCTCGTCTACACGGTCTGCATAACCGTAATATGTATCCACGTCATCAATGGTGATAATCGGTGACGGATAAACGTTATCAAATTCTACTTTTTCACCTTTCAGGTTGGCAATCAGCAATTCAACACATCTGTAAGTTTCTTCGTAGATCGGTTGACCTACTAACGCATACACCCAACCGGCTTTTACCAGGTCTAAATTTGGTCTTGTGTAATCCATACCAATGATAACTAATTCTCCTGGTTGTTTTCCGGATTGCTCAGCGGCTTTTCCCCATGTGGTAGGACTTCCGCCCGTTGTGCCAAATGCACCCTTAAGATCAGGGTTGGCAACCAAGATAGCACTCGCCTTAGCGATTGCAGAGGGTGGATCACCTCCTTCTTCTTGAGATGGTAAGACAACTGCATCAGGACACTTAATTTTCATTTGTTCTGTAAAACTTCTGGCAGCTTCGTTTTCCACGTCATTAAAGGTATTTTGTGTTATTGCTATTGGACCCTGACACTGTAATTTTTCTGCCATTGCATCAGCGGCACGTTTACCGTAATCTGTTACATCGGTCGCAACCCAGGCAATCAATCCTGGCATGTCGGTTTCTTCCAGCGGAGTGTGAAAACTTACCATAGGAATACCTTTTTTAATGCCTTGCATTGCTAATGGTCTGTGAGGCCCGTATGAAGATACCAGCATACCAGTAGAGCCTAATCCAATAGCCTGATCTAACATCTGCAAATATACAGCGTCCTCGAATGTACTACCGACATGAAACTCACACAAGGCGTCATAATCCTCACATGCCTCTTGAAATCCCAGCATCATAATTCTGATGACAGGATGCTCAAGTCCATTGCCAACATAGCGGAAAGGCACCCCGTTCTGTAATTCCCTGACTGACTTTTCAGCCTGTGGAACTTCGACGGGTGCTACTACTTCCGGTTTGGGTTTGCACCCAATCATGCCGATTACTAAAATCAGCATTACAACGATTAGAAATACTTTTTTGTACTCCATTTTTATTACTCCTTTAAACTCTGTCTAAATTTAAGTAAGTGCGCCGTCGTACATCGACTGCCATTGCTATAAGCAAAATACCACCTACAAAAACGCTCTGTAAGTGCGGACTTATTCCAATCATTACAATTCCATTCTGGATAACCTGAATGACTGCCAGCCCACAAAACAACCCGAACATGTTACCGTGATAACCGAACAAACTTACCCCGCCAATCGCGCACGCTGTAATGGCGGT